CTACTCAAGACCCAAGAGCTACCTTGATTGGTAATGTTCACTTTGATAAGAAGAAAGGTACTTACTTTTCTGAATCACTATTCGTTAAGGCTATTCAAACACCTAACGCTGTGATTCTTCTCGATGAGTTATCAAGAGCTCATCCAGATGCTTGGAATATCTTGATGACTGTTCTTGACCAAGGGCAGAGATACTTAAGACTTGATGAGGCTAGTGGACAGGAAACTATCCCAGTCGCTGAGGGTGTTACCTTTGTGGCTACCGCTAACATTGGTAATGAGTATACTTCTACTCGTGTTATGGATAAGGCTCTTATGGACAGATTCACTATCGTTGAGATGGATGTTCTGACTGATGATGAAGAGTTTGGATTACTAACTTATATGTTTCCGCATGTTGACCCTGAATTACTTCAGGCTGTTTCAGAGATTGCTCACACTACGAGAATGGAATCTAAATCAGATAATGGTAAAGTTTCGACTGGTGTTTCCACAAGAACTTCAGTTGAGATGGCTGGTTTGATTTACGATGGTTTCGGATTGGATGAGGCTTCTGAAGTAAGTATCTATCCACAATTCGCCGATGATGGTGGAGTTGATTCTGAGAGAACTTTCGTGAAACAATTGGTTCAGAAGTTTATGAACGATGGTTCTGATGAAAACCTTTTCAATGAAGAGGAAGAGTTAGACGAGTTCTAATTAGAATTCATATTCCCCACTACCGTGGGGTTGCCGACCGGTTTTTATTCCTTTCTTTCCCGGTCGGCGTAAAAACTTTTGAATTTAAAGATTTGGAATGATATTTAACAATATAGGAATTTGTGCATATGAAACAAAAAATAAAAATGGTGTTAGACAGACATAAGGATGGACAAGGTAATTTATCATCAGATTCATTCAGAGATATGTTGGCTGTAGAGCTTGAAGCTAATCTTGCACTTAAAGATAATTCACATACAGAATCAATGGTATTAAAAAAGGATGGTCAATTAGCAAAAGATAATCCATTAACTATTGAGATGTGGAAAGGCTATAACTACGAGGATAAACCAACTACTTGGCGTAAAGAAGAAACTGAAGATGGTAATCGATATACACCAGAAAAAAATAATAAACAAATGGAGTTAGAGTTTAATGATTGAGTATTCAGAATATTTAGTTCTATCAGAGCGAGATTCTAAAAACTTTAAAGGTGACTATCGTAGTTTCTGTAATTTCAAAGAAGTGTTAGAACTGGCTGAAAACATATCAAGAAAACAGATTGACACATACTTATATATGGATGAACACTATAAGCTACCAATAACATTGGTTGAATTAAATAAAGCTATAGATAGTGTTAAAACGAAGAAATTTGGAAGTAATACTAAACTACTTAGAAAGATTGCTCTTCAAATAGGTATAAGAAAAATTTAGAGAACATTGATTCTCTTGGTTATTATAACAGGAGAATACAATGGGTAAAAAGTTAGATACAAGAGAGTATCAAGCAGAGTTAATTAAAGTTCTTGATGGTGATACAATTGATTGTTGGATTGATTTAGGATTCAATTTAAAAATCAAAAAGAGAGTTCGATATATGGGTATCGATACTTGGGAATCAAGAACAAGAGATTTAGATGAAAAGAAAAAAGGTTTAGCCGCAAAAGCTAGAAATAAGGAGTTATTAGAAGCAGGTGTTTTTAAACTTAAATCATTTGGTACAGGTAAGTTCGGAAGAGTACTCGGAGAAATATTTGTCGCACCCGACTTTGTGGGAGACCATATTACAGAGTGTATATCTAATCCTGATAGTTCTATTGACCTTAGTTCTGATGGATGGGTATCGGTTAATGACATCTTAATTGAAGAAGGTCATGCATATGATTATCACGGCGGTAAGAAAAAGGATTTCAAAAATGAAGTTAAAGAAGAAAAACAAAAAGCTAAGGAATCAGTCAAAGACATATAATATTGTAGTTCCATACGCTACTGAATCTTCAACACAAAGTTACAAACAGATAATATGGAGTAAATAACTATTTACGATTATTTAAAAGAAATTCCACCTTCATACCAAGAGGAATATAAAGGTTTAGTTAGTAAATCTATACCGATAAATGATTCGGTAAAATTTCAATTAATTATACTCGCGTATAGAGAAGAGAATGTAATAGAAGAGTGTATAGAATCACTTATTAATCAGAATGTTTCACCTGATGAATTTGAAGTATTGATTATAAATAATTGTTCAGAGAAACAAGAGTTTGATAATACTGAAATTATAGTTAAGGAAACATTAGAGAATTATAAGTATGATAATATACATTTAATAAATGTAAAGTTTCCTAAAGAAATCGTTGGTGCGGCCTTAGCAGCAAAATTTGGAATGGATATAGCGTTACATAGGTGGAAAGGTTATGAAAGATTTAATAATGGAGTAGTCGCGTATTTTGGAGCAGATAATATATTTGAGAATCATTTTGTTTCAGAGGTATTAAAGACATTTGATATGCCATCAAAATATGATATGCCATATCAACTTAATCCAATTGGATTGGGTGAAGATAGGATAGATATTTTAATGACTCATTGTGATGGTAATTATAAGTTTACTAGCTCTGATACTATGATTGATATTTCAGAGTTAAAACCTTATATAGATAAGATGGATACTATGAACGCATTATTGGGGGAATGGTACTTTAAAAATTTTGATATAAATTGGGGAGTAAAAAGAGGAACTCAAAAAAGTTTAGATGAAAGATTAATTTATAGACCTGATGGAAGTTCAGTTTGGCCTAAAACATTTAGAGCATTAGCGTATAATGATTTAGATGGAATCTCAATTCAACCACAAGAAGAGCAAGCATTAATAATTAAAGCGGTGGTTAGAAATTATGTTGTAAAATTTAATGATATAACAAATTTTACTCATATACAAAGATTAGAAAAGCCAAGAGTTCCTGATGGTAGTATTTCACAATGGTATTATGACAGTGCTCAAGCACATTTAAATAAATCTGAATTAAAATCCTACTCACTTGATTATTGGACGATGAGAAATAATATTGAAAAATATTTTTATGAAAAGAAATTCTATGATAATTGGAACCCTACATTTTTTTCAGAAAAAGATTTAGATAAAATTAAGATAGAATCTGGTGAATCATATTTATATTTTAGAAATAAGTTTATTCATCAATATCAGGAAGAGATAAACAAGATTTACAAAAAGATAAGCATCAATAAAGTTATTGATGATATAAAGAAACAAATATAAACAATATGGAGTAAATAATGGAAGATGTAAAAATCATATACTTTAGTGCAGAATGGTGTGGTCCTTGTAAAACATTTAAACCAATTATGGAAGGTTTACAAAAGAAAGGTTATCCTATTTCTTTTGAGGATGTAGATAATGACCCGATTCTCGCTGAAAGTTATCAAGTAAGAGGTGTACCTACAATCAAAATAATTGATGAAGGTAAAGTAGTAGAAACAATGGTTGGTATTCAAGACCTTGATATTCTATTAGCTAAGTTTGATATGTACTATCCTGGTTTGTTAGAACAAGTTAATGAATCAGAAGGAGACACTAAATCAAATGAAAGTAAAAGTTGAATTTGATTATCCCACAATCGAGGGGATGATTCATAAAGGAACAATTATCAAATGTGATGAATCCGAATTTGAAAAAAAGATGCACGATGAAAAAGTTAAAGGTACGGATGATATGGGTAAAATAGTTTGGGTTCCTAAAAAGTTGTTAAAGCAAATCAATGGGTGAGTTTTTATATCAAGATGGAAAGACTGGTAAAGATGTTAAAGTCAATGCCGATGAATGGATAGAACAACACGCGCCAAAAAATGGAATACTAAAATTGTGGTGGAAGGCTGGTGGTAATATACAAGACCCACCAGTATTTCATAATGAAGGTCACGGATTAAGATATCTGTGGGCTTATAAAGATGGTAAAAGAGCAGATGGTTTTAGTAGAAGTTGGTACTATAATCAACATAAATGTGGAGTAGATAAGAACGATGATTACACTTCTACTAATAATGGTTCACCAAGATTTTTAGCCAATTGGAAAAATGGTGTGATGGTTGGTTCACGATTTTTTTATCACTCTAATGGTCTACCTTATTTAGAAGTTCACGAACCAGAAACTAAATTTGGAAAGAGAACCGTATTGAGAAATAGTTGGTCGGTAGATGGAGTACAACAAGTTATAGATGGTAATGGTACGATTGAAGTTTACGAACCTATTCGAATAAGAACTTTTAAAACTTATGATGATGAAAATTTACAAAAATTAGATGGACATGATTTAATATGTGAAACTAAATTTCTTTCTTTATGGACTCTTGATGGTCTTAATTTTGAAGATAAGTTATATATGAAAAAGGATATTGATGCAGGACACGATTTAGATAGTATGCACGAACATTTTATAACAGATTATTTTCAATCATCTCATTTACCAAAAGTAGAACAATATAATAAATTTAAAAACATACCAGGTAAAGGTTTTGTAAAAGTACTTTCAAAAGAAGTTGAAGATACCATTGAAAAAATTTGGAAAAAAGGTATGCCCACTCTTGAGCATGGAACACACTTAGAGTATCAACAATATCTTTCTTTGTTTAGTTTTCCTAATAGGTTTGTAAGATATAGAGCTGAATATAAAGATGGATTTAAAATTAAAGAAACTTGGTATACACCAATTGAACAATCTGAGTTGGGTGAAATATATACTTCACATAAGACTCGTGAAATAGAATATAATTTAGATGATACTAATTCAATAAAAAAAGATAATATGATTAGAAAAGATTTATGGAAAGATGATATGATGGCTTGGAGAGTTTATTAATGAATGAACAAATAATAACTGAACACACAAAGCCTTGGAAACATTATACTTTTGAAAACTTTTTTCCACTTGAACATTATGAAAATCTTTTAGATATTCCAACATTAGAATCTGATTATACAAACATCACAGGTTATAGAGATGTAATTGGTAATAGAGTTTTTATATCTAATGATTATGTAAAACAAAATCCACATTTAAAACCTATGATGGATTTATTAAATGATAAAGAACAATGGGAAAAGTTTGGTGTTGAATTGGAAGATGGATTATTAAGAGTTGAATTAATTGATGACAGATATCCATTCTTTCACGATATACATTATGATACACCAGAAAAACTTATAACAATTATTGTTAATCTTAATAAAGAAGATGAAAAGAATTTAGCTACAGATTTATATCTTGATAAAGATACACATTATAAAAAATTAGATTGGGAAGATAATTCGGCACTATTATTTATACCTACTAAAGATAAGTATCACGGATTTAATCCAATAGAATATAATGGTATCAGACGAATAATGATTATTAACTTTGTTGATAAAAATGTTTGGAGAGATAAGGAACAATGTTATTTTTAAAAAAAATGTATTTTTCTAAACCTACATTATATTTATATATGTAGTAAAGATTCTACGCACAATGTGGTAGATTACTATAACAATGTATTGCTCAAATGAGGATACAGTTTGAACGAAAAGTTAAACAACATATAAGGAGAAATAAAATGACTAAATTCGTTGTAAATCATAAGTTCCCTGTCATAGATAGGGATGAATTCTTAACACCATTCGATAGAATGTTTGACCAAATAATCTCAAACCAATTTCCACAAATTGAAAAACAAGTTGGAGTTAAACCATATTCAGGTACTGCATATCCAAAAGTAAATGTATATGAGTATGATGATAAGGTTGGAGTTATTGCAGAGATACCAGGTCTTGATAAAAAAGATTTGACTATTGATGTAGAGGAAGGCGTATTAACAATCGCTGGAAACAAACACGGATTATTTAATGATGATGGTGCTAAAGTTATCAGAAGAGAACTAAAACAATCATCATTTAAACGCCAATTCGAATTAGGTGAATTATTAGATGGAGAAAAAGTAAAGGCATCATTTAAAGATGGATTACTCTCTATCGAGATTCCAAAGGTAGAACCAGAAAAACCAAAGAAACATTCTGTCAAAATTTCCTAACATAGTCTCTATAGGAAATGATAGATATGTCGTTCTCGGAACGGTAAAGGTTAGTTCTGGTTATTCTCCCGAAACTATTAAATCAATGTATGGATTGGCCGATACCGTTCTGAGGAACGGAGATTTATTTTATGCTGTCTATAAAGTAATAGAAGCAGAGTTTGAAGAATTAGAGAATCAAGAAACATAATAGAGTCGTGATTTCTTGTTACCACTTCGGTGGGTTGTTGTTTTCGGAATATGAGTGAAAGGTTTGGGGTAGCGACCAAACAAAAGTCCTTGCGGGTAGTATTGGATGATGAAGTAGTTGTAGATGCTTTTGATTTCATATATATCACCTACGAAGATAGTTCCGATGGGGAACTTAGTAGAGTCAAAACAAAGCCAATTGGAGATATCCTAACAAAAGGTACATAACAGGATACTATGAGTTAGGCTGGGTTGTAGACCAGAGATTAGTAGTATCTTATAGTATAGATTTGATATAGCAAATTTATTAAGGAATCAATAAAACATTGGTATTTTCGTACGCCCGAACATACTTATAGATATGGATGAACAGGTAAAGTTATTACATCAAAGAAAAGTTAGGCAACAATTAAGGTTTTTACAATTAGAGTTGGAAGAAACAAGAATCTTATATGATAGAAGTCTTGAAAAGTTCAATCACGATTTCAGAAAGTTTATGTTAGAGAATCCATCTGATTATCAAGCTGATGGTAAACAAAAATTATCAGAAGATGAAAATGTAAAAATAGAAACTGAAGTTGATGATGATACATTTAAAAAGGTGTATCGTAAAGTTGCTGGTAAAACACATCCTGATAAAGGTGGTGATGATTCTAAGTTTAAAGAAGCCAACGAAGCTAATCGTAATAAAGATTTAGGTAAGTTAATGGAAATGGCGGATGAATTAGGAGTTGAAGTTCCTATGGATGATGATATGGTACAGAACTTAAAGAAACAAACTAAAGCTATTGTTGATACTATTCAACGAATGAAAACCACAATGGCTTGGACTTGGATGTTTTCACCACAAGAACAGAAGAAAGATTTAAAGAAATATATTCTACATCAATTACAGATGTTGTGATATTTATAACTAAGTAAAATAATAGGTTAATAATGAGAAGAAAAAATACAGTATTAGAAAAAATAGATACTTTTTCTGAAGAACTTGACAGATTATATCATCGAATACCTGAAGATACGAATGAACAATTCGACCAGTGGTTGAGTATTATTCGTAATCTAAAGAGACAATTAGAGATGATACAAAATTTTGTCGAGTTAGAAGAAGAATAATAACAGGAGAATTAAATGGAACGCTCTAAGAATTTCCACATATACTTGGGAATTGCTGCGTTACTTATAGCTGGAAGTGCTGCATTCTTTTCAGTATTCGGTTTAAGTAAATTGTTCGCAGGAGCGGCCTTAAGTGTAATCATAATGGCGGGTTCATTAGAATTCGGTAAGTTGGTTACTGCCGCATTCCTTTATCGATATTGGGATAAAGTTAATATATTCCAAAAAACATATCTGATGACAGCAGTAATAACATTAGTGTTAATTACTTCAGCTGGTATCTTTGGTTACTTATCAAATGCATATCAAGGTGCAACCGTAACCTTTGAGAAACAATCAAATCAATTATTAGCTTATGAAGATAGGTTAGAACAATTACAAGAAGATAAATCATTTTTAAAAGAAGAGTTAGAAGTTCAAGTAAATGATTTACCTGAAAACTACATCACAGCGAAAAGAAAGTTAAGAGAAGATTATAATCCAAGAATCCAATCAGTTAATGATGAGATACTTGATGTTAAAGGTAAGATAGGTGATTTAAAAGTATCACTTGTAGAAACAGGTGTTGATGTTGGTCCAGCAATATATCTTGCTAGAACTTTTGGAACCGATGTGGATTCAGTTGTGAAGTTCTTTATCTTTATCCTTATCTTTGTGTTTGACCCATTAGCAGTTATGTTAGTTGTAGCATTTAACCAAGCACTACTACTTAGAGAAGAAAACGAGCCGTCGAAGGATAGTAATCAGGTAAACTTGATTACCAAGAAAGCAAAATCGTGGTGGAAGTTTTGGGAAATGTATGGTGAAGAAAAACCAAAGGTTAAAGAATCAGTTCCAATATACCAACCTACAGGATTCAGAGCATTAGAAGATGATGAAGATGAAGAAGTACAAGAAGAAAAAATTGTAAAAAAAGGTGGAGTTAAGATAGTATAACCTGAATATATATTCTATTTATTTATAAGAGTTTCTTATTAACTAAATTATAAGGAGATGTTTTATGAATCGAGTAGAGAGAATTACACGAAGTCTACGAGCCCGTAGAAGAAGAAAAACTATCAGAAAAATTAACGAGGGTGTATTTAACAGATATCGTAGAAAGAAAAAAGCACTTCGGAAAAAGTATCAAAAAATTAAGGGTAGACAATTAACAAATAATTTATAAAAAAAGACTTGACTTATATAGTATTTTATTCGTACCTTTGGGGGTAATGAATAAGGAAAATATTATGAATAGAAAAACGGTTATATTTGATTTAGACGGAACCTTAGCCAATATTGATGTTAGGAGAGATAAATCTCTTAAACCTAATGGTAAGTTAGACTGGGAGATATTTGCTTCACCTACTTCTATTATGGATTGGGATGAACCAAATCATCCAGTTATTAAGTTGGCTCAGATGTTCCATAATGATGGTTTCAGAATTGTTATCTTTAGTGGTAGAAACGATAGAGGTTTCTTCGCTACTCAAGATTGGTTGAAACTACACAATGTTCCACACGACCTTTTGGTTCTTAGACCTGACAAGTTTAAAGAACATTCGTGGCCTATCGCTAATGGTAATCCTGCTACACCAGCTATGAGATTTATGCCAGATGAGATATTGAAGAAAGCTATGTTAGATACTTTCGTAGATATCGATGATGTATTTCTCGTGGTTGATGACAGAGATAAGGTTGTAAAGATGTGGAGAGACTTAGGATTGAATACATTCCAAGTAGCACCAGGTGATTTCTAATGAAGTGTTCGGTATGTGATAACATATTAGATGACTATCGTGTCCACTTGGGCTACAAGGAATGTTTAGATTGTAGTGATGTAGAAAAGTACTCTGCTCATACAGTGTATCCACACAAGACAGGTGCATTCGTACAACCTGTATCTGAAACAGCATCCAAGAATCTTAAACGAATGGACAGACGAAGTGTTGGTGGTACTCGTACTGCCAAAGGTATTTATGCTGATAACTCTTGGGATAGGTGGTTAGAAGATTACAACGCTGGTAAGTTCAAACCTAAACCATCTATTGGTCCAAAAGGTAAACCACTTAAGAATAAACCAAGACCATATAAAATGGTTCAATGGACTTGTATTGATTATTATATGAACAATGGTTATTATCCAGCATTAGATTTTGTAAAAGAATTATATAAAGATGATAAAATTACAATGATGACTAAAACTAAGATAGTGAATGAAATTACTTCACTACAAACATTACCTACAAAAGTAAGAAAAAAATTATTTTCACAAAATTAAAAAAAAGACTTGACTTTAATATATTTTATTTTGTACATTTAGGGGTAATAATTAAGGATTTAAATTATGTTTGAAATTAGTGTTTTATTATTGGTGGGTATTTTACCAATAGGAATTATGTTATATATTATGTTAGGAGATTAGTTATGACTTTAGTATTTAAAAAAGAAACACCAGCGGGTGAGTTAGTGGTGGAATATGTTATTTCATCAGTTACCAAAGGTGTTAAGGTTGTTGATATGACACTTGATGGTCAATTTCATAGGTTGAATTGGATGACTAATCAAGGTTCATTGGAATTGATGGATGATTTGGAAAATCATTATAGAGATACGATGGATGAGGCAGCTTGGTTAGAATCAAAAGCGGAGTTACATTATGGGATATAGGAATTTTGTTTTGAGGAATAATATAAAATTATTCTTTTATAGGGTAGGAGAGTTTCTTACTATATTATGGATATTTTTTGTTTTTTACATTTTAATGGTAGTGGCTAATATTTAAAAGTATGGAACAGTCCGTAATAGATTATGTGATTGAGTTATTTGATGGTGTTCTTGTTGATGAATACGGCTGGGAACACTATCGAATAGATGGTAAGAAATATGATATTCGTTTCGACCCATCAAGGATTGAATGGGCATGTGATTGTCCAGCATTTACATATAGACGAAAATTTAAGAAGAAGTATTGTAAACATATACTTGAGGTACAAGATAGAAAATTTAAACAACGAGTGGCAGATGCAGAAGGCCGTGCAGGTGCCAGAGTGGTTTAATGGGGTGGATTGCAAATCCATTGTTCGTAGGTTCGAATCCTATCCTGCACTCAAAATTTGGAGAACTTAATGAAAATAGTTGATTTAGTGAATAGATTGGAAGAGATAGAAAAAGAATCAAAGGGTGAGGCACAAAAAATGTGTGCTGAGTTAATTGATGATTTAATTGAATATGATTTAAAGATTGCGAAAATGATGAGTAGTCAATCTAATAATAGTATTATGAAACAATTAGAACAAGAAGGTGATGAGTTTATAAAGTTTCTAATGGAAGAAGGAATCAAAAGTGGTTCGATAGGAGAAGCTTAATGGATGGTTTTATACATTTTATAAAACATTTTCTTGGTTTGTGTGGTGAGGCACATCCAAGTGTATTAGTGACTGGTGGTATATTTTTAACATCAGTATCTATTTACTTTAAACAGATTATTTCAAACATAAAGGATTTTATTTCTTAAACAAAGGAGTTATAATGATGGGTAAATTTGAAGACAACGGTGGTTATTACATTGATGGTGTTCCTTATATGGATTGTAAGATTACAGGTGACCCTGTCAAGAATGTAAGTACAGATGCAAAGGAAGTGATTGGTGATAGAGCACTAATGAGTAGGATGTACAAAATGTTTCCAGAAGAAATGGAAGCGAAAACTAAATCTTATAAACCTACAGGTCGTCCTGCTGGTTGGCATTGGATGGCTGAGTTTGTTGATAAAGATGGTAATGTATTTCACAAGGGTGTAGAACAACCAAAACTAAAAGGTACACTTCCACCTACTAAGGTTAAGAAACCTAAGAAGAAAATGAAACGAAGAACCAAAGATGAAATCTTGGTTGCTAAGTATAATGAGAAAAAGAAAATTCTCAAAAAAGAATTACAAAAACAAAAAGATTTTTTAAACCATAAAATATAGGAGTTACAATGAGTAATATTCGTTTTAGGGATGAGTTTGTTTATCCTGTCCAAACTAAAAAAATGAAGGATAACAATGAAGACCCACGAGTAAAAGTAAGTGATATGCTTGAAGGTGATAAAAGACTTGAAGGTGAATCATTTGAAGATTATAAAACACGATTAAAAGTTGAGAAAAGACTTGTTCGTGATTACCTGAAAGGTTACTTAATCGAGAGGTAAGATTGAAAAAGGTTATAAATTGTATTAAGGATTCTAATCCTTTAATTAATCAAAAGTTAAAAGAGGTTTCAGTTGAAGAAGGAAATGTTATCGCAACAGAACTATTTCAAATACTTAACAAAAGAAAAGACGGGATTGGGTTGGCAGCGAATCAAGTGGGAATTGATGCACAAGTGGCCGTTGTCAATGTTCGTAAACCTGTGGTTCTCATTAATCCAAAAATTATCTCAAAAGAAAATGAAATAAATTATTACGAGGGTTGTTTAAGTTATCCAAAGAAAGGCGTACATACTAAACGATTTGAAACTATTGAGATTACATCAGATAATGTTGAGGGTTCATTAATATTTAGTGGTGTTGAAACTTCTACTGAGGGTAAAGGTAGTTGGGAAAAAAGTGATGATAGTGATAGGGATTTAAGATTATTAGAAACAGTTTGTGTACAACACGAGATAGACCACTTGAATGGTATTATCTGTATGGATAGAAAGATTGAAACAAGTTATAAAAGAACAGAAAAAAAGGTTGGAAGAAATGAACCTTGTCCTTGTGGAAGTGGAAAGAAGTATAAGAAATGTTGTCAATAATTTTTAACTTAATACAAATAGTAATGGGCTTTATAGTAGGTGTAATTCTACTGATTGCTCTTTATGTATTATTATTTAGATGGGATGATTATGGGAGATAAAAAGAAATCAATATATGATTCAGGTACTACAAAAGGTAGTGCACCAAGAACTTCTGATAGAAAAAGATACGAAGATAATTGGGAAAAGATTTTCGGTAAAAAGAAGAAAAACAAAACGGAGAAGAAAAAAGATGAGTAAAGAAAAAGTAGTTATATGTAGTGGATATTTTGACCCATTGCATGTAGGACACTTAGAATACTTTAAGATGGCTAAAGACCTTGGAGATACATTAGTGGTTATTATAAATAATCGTGAACAATGTTTATTGAAAAAGGGTGATGAGTTTATGGACGAAAAAGATAGATTAGAAATCGTGTTTCATTTAGATATGGTTGATGAAACAATCTTATCAGTTGATGAAGATAAATCAGTATGTAAATCATTAGAGTTAATAGCTCAATTCAAACCACACGCTGAATTAATTTTCTGTAATGGTGGTGATAGAAATTTTGGTGAAGTACCTGAAACAAAAGTTTGTGGTAAATTAGGTATCAAAATGGTTGATGGATTGGGTGATAAAATTCGTTCATCATCAGATATGACTGGGTTAGTTGAATACGATGAACCTAATGCTTATAGAAGATGAATAAAATAAATTCAATTTTCAGAAAAATATTACATATATATTATATGTGGTTATATAAAAAACACTTAAATAAACGAATAATGAAAAATGATTTTGGGAGAAATGAAGAATGGTAAATAACAAAATAGGTTATGCTTGTATCTCAATGCAACTTAGTTATCCTACTAAGTATGGTAATAAACCAAGAGGTACACAACCAATCACAACAAATCGTAGTATGATTCGTAGAACCTTTGATGAGAAAGGTGTGGATTATGCATCAGAATTATGTTTACAAAATGTAAAAGATTTACATCAATTAATTCAATGGAATATTATGAATGGTTATGATTTCTATCGTTTGAGTTCTGATATGGCGCCGTGGAAAACAGAATATGAGTGGAGTGATTTGAAAGATATTGATGAGATTAAAAGATGGTTTCATTCGGCTGGTACAATGGCTAAAACACACGGAGTTAGATTAACTGCTCATCCAGGCCCTTTCAATGTATTGGTATCACCAAACGAGAATGTAGTTGAGAACACTATTAAAGATTTGACTATTCACGGAGATGAGTTTGATATGATGGGTTTATCTCGTACACCTTACAACAAACTAAACATACATTGTAATGGTGTGTATGGAGATAAGTTATCTGCTATGGATAGATTCTGTAAGAACTTTGAACGATTACCTGAATCAGTACAAACAAGATTGACTGTTGAGAATGATGATAAAGCAAGTATGTATTCAGTAAAAGATTTGATGTACATCCACGAGAGAATTGGAATACCAATTGTGTTTGATTATCATCATCACAAATTCAATACAGGTGATTTATCAGAACAAGAAGCGTTAGAACTTGCTATCTCTACTTGGCCTGATGATATTGTTCCTGTAGTTCATTATTCCGAATCTCGTAGTAAAGAACAATTGGATGAAAAGATTAAACCACAAGCACATTCAGATTATGTGGTTGATTACATTGATACCTATGGCCACAATGTAGATATTATGGTTGAGGCTAAACACAAAGAATTGGCTGTAGATAAATACAAGGAGTTACATTTTGGATAAACAAATGACAAAAAAAGAATGGTTGAATGAAATGGTATTTAGAGATACTTTTGGTAGACCATATAATTTATCTGATGTTCCTATGACAATGATGACTCGTAAAGAATCATTTGAAAAACAAGGAGCAACAAAAGAAGCTATTAATGAGTATTGGAATGAAAACAAACATATGTATACAAAGGAGTAAATATGTATTATGAAGCACAAGTAGTATTCGTAGAAGAGATACCAACAAAAAATGGAGTTCGTGAAAAAAGAACTCGTAGAGCGTTTTTAGTTGAGTGTGATTCTGTGAGTGTTGCAGAAGCAAAAGTAAATGAGGTACTAAAAGATTCACCTTACGCTTTTGAAGTTAAAGTAGTTAAAGAATCTAAAATAGTAGAGGTGATATAATGACATTCGTAGAAGCGTGTGAATTATTAACTGAGATATTAGTTGGTAAGAAAAAACCAGTATCAAGAAAAAAGAAGGCCGTTAAATCTGTAACGAATTCTAAAACAAGAAGAAGATATCAGAGGAGAAAACAAAAATGAATCCGAAAGTAGAGATGATGTTTAATATCATAATTACGAGTCTTAAACTTGGAGCAGGATGTATCTTATTATATATGATGTATCAGTTCTCTCAAGGTATGGAAGCTTGGGTTGAATTGGATAGGATGATGAGATGATGTTACAGAGTTTATTAAGTGGATTAGTTTTATTCACATCATTCAGTGCGAGAACACCTAATGATGATTCTATTCTTAAAGATGATTATGAAATTGCAATCGGATTTAAATCTGAAAACATATATTTCAAAAGAGATTGGGAACGAGAGTTAGGTAAATCTTATATCGATGATGAGATATGGTTTGAGTATGAACCTAAGAACTTTTATTTCAAACCACAATATGTTAATAAAGCATCTCGTGATTTAAGATATGGTAAGGCTGATGTTCGTTATCGTGATGGTGATTATTCAATTGGATACACAGGTTTATACTCTGAAGATAAATTCGAAAGTGGTATATCTGTAGGTATTCAAAGAAAAAAACAAATCAATGATAAATTCTCAATGGAAGTAAAATGGGATGGTTATTATTTCAGAGATGAATTAACTGGTGAAAATCGTTTTGATATGGAAGATTATGCTCAGATTAATTGGAAGATTTCTGATAGGTTGATACTTACTAATATCTTTGATTACAATGATATTAAAGGTAGAGAATATTATACATTTAGAGTAGGAGTAGAATATGAACTTAAGTGAAATTAAAAAGAAATTAGAATATGCATATCAAGAAGAAGATTGGAATTTAATTGAAGATTTAATTGATGTGTTAGATACATTAGTTACCATTGGAGAAGGTGATGATTATGGTAATACCTACGATGAAGATGGTGCTGAAGAAAGTTGGATAGAATAAATTTATTCGCCGATGTAGCTCAGTTGGTAGAGCATCTGATTTGTAATCAGACGGTCGTTGGTTCGAATCCAATCATCGGCTCAACGATGAGTACAATACTACTCACTTGAGTAATATATTACTCATTAATGATATGGGGCCGACAGGTATCGACTGGTATTTGTTTGGTATTAAGTGCAACGAGGTTTGAGCAAGACCTACTAAAAAAGGTTCATTTTGTGAATTGGCACATATTCCAATGTTGCTTACGCTTAAGTAAGCCATCTTACTTATGACTCCGATAGTAAGATAAGATGTCGATATCGGAACCAAACTCACTTCAGGTTTAGAGTATAAATGAAATCTCAGTTAAACCATTCTGAACAAAATGGGATATGGTGGGTTGTTGGTGACTACCGATTTGGAACCTAACTAAGTTGTGAATGACTTGGTATTGAGAATAGGCAGGACGGCGGTTCGAATCCGCCCGGCTCCACAATGGTAAGTTGGCTGAGTGGTTAAAAGCATCAGACTGTAAATCTGACTCTCGTATGAGATACGGTGGTTCGAATCCATCACTTACCACGATTTAACATATAAACAAAATGCAAAAACATTAAGTTTTTACATAGAAAGGTTATATTTATATATGAGTGATTATGAAGAACTTTATGATGATAACATTATGAAGAACAAATTAATTTACATATTAGCTATGCTAATCGTTTTATTTAACGGTTTTGTATGGACAGAAATCTTTGACAATTACAAAGAATTCCATAAGGAATCAGTTCGCGAACTAACTCTTGAAAACGAAAGATTAAAAGAAATCGTTGATGAGTTTAAACTTGAGGGAATGGAAGTGACAGTGACAATGTATCATCCTGTTCGTTCTCAGACAGATTCTACACCGAACATTCTCGCGGATGGAACGCGTATAAGGGTACACAAAGCTAGTGAGTATCGATTCATTGCGGTGAGTAGAAATCTTCTGAAACAACACGGCGGATTCTTGGAGTATGGTGATTTTATTGTTTTAAGTGGAACTGGTCATAAAGATGGAGTTTATCAAGTTAAAGATACGATGAATAAGAGGTTTGTAAACAGAGTTGATATATTAGAATCACCTGGTACTAAACCTTATAAGATTGACACGGCAAAAATAATGAAGACTGATTTAGTATTGAATAATTAAAAATTGAGGTAATAATTGAAAAAATGGTTTTATGAAAGAAGTAGATTTAGTGAGTTTAAATCAAACACCACTTATCACGAACTACTTTCTATGTCACAAACAGAGTTTATTGAATGGGCTCGTTTATTAAGAAAAGAAGTAACTACTCAATGGGATGAGTATGGTACGCCACCTGTTATTGGAAAAAATGAACAAGGTATTGTTGAATCATTTTCTAAACTAAAAGATAATCCTTGTAAGTTTCTTGAAGAAGATAAAACGGGTGATGAAGAATCTCTTGGAATTATACAGAACTTTAATAAAGATGCAAGTGCTGTAAATCAATTCTTTCCAACAATGTTAAAAACAAAAATATCAGTTGGTAAAACTGCTGATAATGGTTTATCTATTTATGACCACTTCGCAGACCCTAATATGGAAGAGAAGTTTGTAAAGATTATGACAAGGGCTGTTAAAAAAGATTCTATGTATAGTTGGAGTAGAAGTATTGTAAATAAAAGAGATGAGAATCCATTTTGGAATGGACAAGATGGAATACAATTTATTAAAGATGTTCACGCTGGTAAAGTGTTTGTTGATAAGTGGGAAGATTATGATATTGTGTTAGCTCGTGTTAAAGATATCACTACAGATAATTATGGTACATTTAATGAAGAGTATCAAGGATTTAAGAATTTATATTTAACATCACAAGAAGTTAAAGATTTAGTTAAAGGTGGTTATTTAAATGAAACACAAGTAAGTAATCTTGGTGATATACCAGAATCAGAAACTGCTAAGAATGGTAATGTAACTAATTTCTTTTATTTGATTCGTTGGTATAATAAAAAAGATGGTATCTTTCCAAAGATATTACAAGTGTTTAGATTAAGTTGTGGACAACCTGCGGTAAACTTTCCAGCATTAACTGCTAAGTATTTGTATGAAACTTATACATCACATATTGAGGAACCAATCACAATCTATGATTCATCAAGTGGTTGGGGTGGTAGAATCATTGGTGCTATGAGTATGAGAAAGAAAGCACACTATGTTGGTACAGACCCTAATCCAGATACAAGTGGTAGATACCAAGCAGTTGCTGATTTCTATAATAACAATTGTGTGGATAATGAAAGTGAAACATTTCAAAAGTTTTTTGAAGTAGAGAAGAAATCAAATACTTATGAAGTATTTACAGATGGTAGTGAATTAATTGGGAACAATCCTGAGTTTCAGAAGTATAAAGGTAAGTTAGACATAGTGTTCACTTCACCACCTTATTTTAATCGTGAACAATATTCACAAGATGAGAATCAAAGTTTTAAAGCATATTCAGAGTATGAGGATTGGAGAGATAACTTCTTAAGACCTACATTAACTACGGCGTACACTTATCTTAAAAATGATAGATATATCCTTTGGAATATCGCAGATATTAAGATTGGCGACTCCCTATATTATCCACTTGAACAAGATAGTATAGATATTATATCAGAGTTAGGTGGAGAGTATAAAGGTAAGTTAAAGATGTTAATGACACGAATGGTAGGATTAGACCCAAGTAAAAGTGGAATCAAAAACGCAGTGAAACATAATGGGAAAGCTTATAAATTTGAACCTATATTTGTATTTCATAAAGGATAAGTTATGTGTGGAATCATAGGTGGTAATAAATTTAAAAACGATACGAAAATCCAACAAGGGTTATTGAGTATTATACATAGAGGAAAAGATGATAACACCATTTTCTCATTTGATAACAATATGTATCTCTCGCATAATCGTTTATCCATCCAAGATTTAAGTGAAGTTGCCAATCAACCGATGGTTTCCGATGATTCGAGATATTACCTTGCATTCAATGGTGAGCTATGGAAAAGTTCCTTTGATAAGTTTGATAAGAAACTTCGTAAACTTTATAACTTTAAAACCGAGAAAAGTGATACCGAACTTTTACTTTATTATTTAATACACAACATCAAAAATATCGGTCGTTCACTTCGTGAACTTGATGGTATGTTTGCGTTTTCTTTGTACGATAGTGAAACCAACACCACTTACTTGGGTAGAGATTTTATTGGTAGGATGCCATTGTATTATCATTATGATGGTGAGAAGTTTGGATATTGTAGTGAGGCTAAAGGATTAAGAGTTGGGTTAGATACACCTTATTATAAAATAGATGTAAAGAGTAAGTATCATAAAATGGCTGATGTGAAAGATAAGGAAACAATATATCCAGTCTTACCTGGTCATTTAATTACATTTGAACCACATCCATTTGTAACTGATTCGTATGAAATAAAAGAAGAAGTTTGGTATACATTTAAAGATGAGTATGATAAAGATAATCAAAGTTATTATACAAGAGATGAAGAACAATTCAGACATTTCGAACAAGAGGATAAAGGTGTTGATTACTATGTGAATGGATTCAAAGATATCGTGAATGAAGCTGTAGATAATGAATTAATTAGTGATGTACCTGTATGTACAATCTTAAGTGGTGGTATTGATAGTACTATTATCACTTATCTGTTATCAAAAAAATTAAAGAATGTTGAGGCATTTGTAGTGAATGTAAATCCACTTCGTAAATCTAAATACAAAGATGATTTATATTATGCTCGAATGGCCGCAAAAGAATTTGGTATCAAACTACACGAAGTAAATGTTGATAGAGAAGATATCGAAAAGAAACTAAAAGAAAGTATATGGGCAAGTGAAACATTTAAATGGACTCAAGTATCACCAGCAGTTGCACAATTATTCTTGGCAGAAGAGATTGAGAAACAAGGATATAAAGTTGTGTTTGGTGGTGAGGGAGCTGATGAGATATTTGCTTCATATGGTGATGTTAAAAGATTCTGTTGGAATGAACCTGTACATTGGCATCAAAAAAGAATTAATTTATTAAATGGATTACATAAAAGTAATTTAGTTCGTACAAATAAATCTATGATGTATGGTGGAACCGTAGAATTAAGAACACCATTTTTAAATAAAGAGGTTATAGACTTTGGATTAAGAATCCCTACAAAATATCGTGATGAAAACTATGAAGTAAGAAAAAACTTCGAATACAAAACAACAGAACATTCTGATGGAAATGTAATGAAGTTTATTTTAAGAAAGGCTTTTGAGAATGATATATCTGAAGAATTATTATGGAGACCAAAGAAAACATTCCAAGTTGGTTGTCATACAGATTACTTAAAAACAGAAGAACCAATGATGTATAAAGTATTTGGTGAGTTGTTTGTAAAGGGAAATGGTTATACTGAATATCTATCAAAATCAGATAAAAAAATAAATTTAGAAAAAAAATAAAAAAAGACTTGACTTTTATATATTTTTTTTCGTATATTCACATATGAAAAATAATGAAAGTACAAAGGTTATGTTAAGAACAATAATAGATAGCAATTTTGTATCCACACCGACTATTGAAGATATGGTGGGTGGATATCAACACATTAAGTATCACGCGGTGATAAATGGTAAAGTAGTAAAATCTACTACAGTAATCATTCCATCTCCTGGTCAAAGATTTAAACAATCACCAGCCGCTCAAATGAATAGTAAGTTTATTGGTAATGGAATCCAATCTACTTGGAATGAAGAACATATGGGTATGGGTTTAATTACTTGGTTTACCAACACAGCTAATCCACAAGTACTTTTAAATGATTTCTTTTATGAAACAACAAATGTTTTTGTTTGTTATGATGGTGAATCTAAGTTACACTTCATTCAACACTTTGTGAATGGTGAAGATGTATTTAAGGTTTTAGAAAAAAGAAAAGGTAAGATAGAATTTACATTACCTATTCAAGAATTTAAGGCTAAGAAAAATTCTTATCAAGATTATAAATCACTTGAGTTGATTGAAATGTTTGATGAGTTTATGGCTCAAAGGAAAGAATCTAAACATTCTTCTGATTACCTAACTACTACTTGGATGAAGATGAATGGTTATGATGAACTATTAAATAGGTTCTTAAAAAATGAAATGATTGTATCAAAGAAAACATTACAACCTGAAGTAGAATCAGATATTTATCAGATTCTTGGTAGTTGTGGTGCTGAACAATCTGTATCTCAGTTATCTATGGCTCACATTAAATCAGAAATGTATAATCGTTTGTATTATCGTAATGAAACACCAGATGATATGATGAGTAAAGTTTTATATAATATGATTGACCCGAGTGTAAGTAAGTTTCATTACTTAAACAAATTATTTGAACAGGTTAATCAAACTGATAAAGATGGTTATAAAGAGTATGATGTATACTTTTATAATATGTTCTTATTCTCATTCCTACACATTGATAACTCTGGTAAGTTATACTTCTCTACTGATATTGATTGGGATAGTATGATTCCAAAGTTTGTTCGTTGGACAAGAAATAGAAGAATTATAAAGTTCTTCAAAGAAAGAACACAAGCATTTACTGAATTATCTTCTAATGAACAAGAACTACTAATTAATAAATTAACAGACAAGGTTGTACCAGTTTTAAATAAATTGTTTGAATTGATTGGTAAACAAAAATATCATAGTAAGTACAGAAGTCAAAACAAGAATGGTATACCAAAACAAATTAGAACTCAGTTCTTAAGTGAATCACAAAATGTTTCTAATAAAGTAGTTGATGAAAAGATTATACCACTTATCACTAAGTTAAGTGTTAATCAAGATGATATTGGTATTATTATTCCAATGTTATTTGCTTCTCAATATATTGTTTCATCATCATCACTATCTAAAAATGATGTAGAAAATGTATTAGATAATATTTTAGATACATATCAAAGTGGTTATGTAAACTACTTGTATGGAAAAGAATCATTGGCTGTGTTTGATACATTTGATGGTTATGATGGTGTACGAAAAGATTATAAAGAAATGGGTTATCCTAAATATGAATCAGTTGGTGAGGTTGGTTCATCATTAGGTGTGAGTGGGTTTGGTATGGAAGGTACTGCTCACTTAATGAAACACTTCTTACAAACTACCGGTTCTGTAAATCTTAATGAAGAGTTTGGTGATAAAGAAAATACCGCTAAGGTAAAAAGAAAACTAAAATCATATGTTGAAAACAAACTTGGTGGTTTGGATAAATTCAGAATGGTAAATCCACACGGAGATATCTTTGATTGGTATGGGTTTGATATTGGACATCCAATACCAGATAGTGTTATTGGTAATACGGTTACTGAAACTCACTTTATTGTTGAGGAATCAAATAAGAATCGTAACAAATATCGTACTGATAATAAAGATGTAGTAAAGTATTACTCTCTATCTAATATGAAACTTCAAGAACTTATGGATGAGGCTTTCAGTAATAGAGATAATGAAATGATTTCTAAACTTACTGATGTTGAAAAAACATTAGAGTTCTTAGTTGAATATCACGGAATTGAATTAGTTGAAATGGATTTTGATGAAGAGGGTTATATTGAAAAGTAATATATTACTAAGAGATAAATCTGATTTAAAAGGTATAGAAGAATTTATACCTAATGTATACATTCAAGGTGCGATGGAAAAATCTAATCATCCTGTAAATGATATCAAAGTGATATCAAATAAGTTCACCAAAATAGGTAAAACTATTTTAGATAAATATCCAAATTTAGAATGGGTTGTATATCGTGGACACGGAACAGATGGAATAAATTTAGAACTCTGTAAACAATATGGGGTTGGTGTAGTGGCCACTAATCCCAATACAGAGGGATGTGCGAATTGGATAAACGATAAATTAGTTGATGGTAATACAATTATATTTGGTAACGGAAGTATATCAAAGCGATTACAAGAATTAATGGAAACATATTATTCAGTAAATGGGTTTGAATATTGTGTAGTGAACTCAAGTGTTAAAGTTCATAATATAAACAATCATTATAAAAATGTGGTTTCGTGTGTACCACTAAATGATGAAACAGAAAATATGTTTAATTATGAATTATTTAAAAATGTAAATGATATGAATTTTGTTTCTATCAGTAGGGCTAAAACACACAACAATAAAGATTTATTAAAATTAATTGCCGAAAAGAAATTGAAAAGCATATTTATAGATACATTAGGTACAGAACTAAGAGATGAATTAATCAATACAGGAAAAGTAACTTATACAAAACATATGAGTTGGGATTATCTTGGACATAAGAACGACCATAATAAGTTAATAGAAATAATAAAATCTTGTTTAAATAATGATGTAGAGAATCCTGTGTTGGAGAGGAGAGTGAACAAATGGTTTTGATTCCAAAAACAAAAGATATAGATGATACAATAAAAGAACAATATAAAATAGAGGCTAAGTTCTTTCAAGATTACGATGTTCCACCACAATGGAAAGACCAACCAATTGCTGGCAAGGAACAAAACCTTGACCCATTCAAAAAAGTGAATTGGAAAAATATTTTTGATGAAAACTTCAAAGAAAATTATAGGTTTAAAAAGGTTGGTGATGAATTAGTATGGGCTTACTTTATAAAAGAAAGTAAATCTAATCGTGGTATTAAAGATGTGGCAGATGATGTAGTGGGTAGAATCCAACCTGGTGATTTACAGATTACAAGATTTGCATATCATCCAGATTATTTAGATGACTTATATCAAGCAATACAACAAGAAAGAACTGAAGAGAATCAGTTCCTAACTTCATTACGAGATATTTGGTTTACAGATATTAATATGGAATTAGAAGAAGATAAAAAACTTATGGAACTATTAGGTGGTAAACACTTATCAAGTAAAGTAACTGCTGTAGGTTCTGAAGTTCGTGGTATATATTATTGTGGTGATAAACAACAACCTGGTTATTCTGATTACGAAGATATTACAATTAAACGAATGAAGTTTGAATCAATAAACGAACAAGAATGTGCTGAGTTAGTTGAAGAAATTAAAAACTATCAAGATGCATTAAATCCTTGGTCGTATGATGGTATCAATGGAAACTATGGTGGTCCTGAAAAAACTTGGTACACTATTGAGATAGTTCCTATTAAACCAGATTCACCTATTGATACAAAAATTTTAGAGGCACTTCCTAAACTACAAAAGATTGTAGATACAATTACAGAAGTTGGTAAGTGTACTTGGTTGGTTATAACAAGAGTTGAGCCTAACAAAGGTTTGATTATGAGACACTCAGATATCGGATACGATAGTTGGGATTATAAAACAAAGAATGGGCCAAAAGTTGGTAATTCTTTGAGAGTTCATTTCCCTATTCAAGTTGATGATGATTGTGTATTTACACAAGTTGGTTTAGATGGTGCTACAGAAGAACATCGATTGAAAACCGCTAACTATTATTATATGGATAAAAGAAAACCACATTGGGTGGAGAACAAATCCGATAATTATAGATTCCATGTCATTATGGATATCGAGTGTGAACAGAAACATTTAGATGCCTTACTTTAATTTCGATACACCTATAGAAGAACATACTTGTGGTGAAAACAAAGTATGGGTTAAAAGAGATGATTTACTTAATGGTGATTTAGATTTACCACCGTGGGCAAAGATGGAAGGTATCAAACGAGTATTAGAAAGTGGAGATTTAGATAAATCAATACCTATAATACATTTATCTGTTCGAGTAAGTTATAGTGGATGGGCACTTGCTTACATCGGAAGAGAATTAGGATATGATATTAAGATTGCTTATCCTGATTCAAAAAATTATCCAAAAGAAATATTGGATAAAGTAAAACAATATGGAGCTGAATTAGTTCCTGTGAAACCAAATCTACTTGATATTGTAAACACTTATGTAAAAAGAGTTGCGGATGAAAAGGGTTATCAACAAATGCCTTATGCATTTAATCATCCAGCTTATATTGATTACTTTAGTGAACGAATGAAAACAATACAAGAAGAATATGATTTCGATAATATTGTTATAAATGCTGGAAGTGGAGTTACTGGTTCAGCCTTATTAAAAGGTTTTATGGATTATGATAACTTCATTCCACAAAAAAAGGCTTACTTGATTACTACAGCAGGAAAACAATCAATAGAACGAATGTTAAAAAAGTGGGATATGTATCATCATAAAAATGTATTCATATCAGAAACAGAACACGATTTCTTTGATGGTATGGATTGGTTGGAAACACCATTTCCTTGTAATGGCAATTGGGATAAGAAAGCTTGGTTTTGGTTACAAAATAATAAATTAGAGGGCAAGACTTTATTCTATAATCTCGGTGGAGAAAATATGGAAAATATTGCGAAAAAAGACTTGACTTTAATATAAAAAATTTTGTATATTTGACAGTAAATTAAATTGGGAAAATACAAAGGTTATTAAAATGAAAAACTTAACAGAACAACAATTACTCGATAACTATCAGCGTTTACTTAATGTAGTTGAGGAAAACTTTGATGGTGAGAGAAAAGAAAAGATACTTGAGATGTACAAGTTCTTTGAAGATAGAATAGTTGTGGCTCCCGCTTCTGGTAAACCTAACTATCACTTTTGTTTTGTGGGTGGATATGTAGAACATGTCTTACACATTGTAGAAACTGCAAAAGAGTTAGTTAAGGTATATGAGAAAGTTGGTGGTACAATTGATTTCACTATGGAAGAATTAGTATTCACAGCTCTACATCACGACTTAGGTAAAGTTGGTGATTTAGATGGTGAGTATTATTTACCACAAGATGATGATTGGAGACGAAAGAAACTAAATGAATGGTTTACACAAAATACTGATATATCATTTATGAGTGTTACGGATAGGGCTCTTTACTTACTTCAACACTTTGGAATTAAGATTACACAACAAGAGTGGATTGGTATTAAGTGTAGTGATGGTATGTATGATGATGCAAATATTCAGTACTTTAAAACATTCAAACCAGAACACGCTTTCGAAAGTGCTCTACCATACATAATACATTGGGCAGACCATATGGCGACTGTTACTGAAAAATCACAATGGAAACATCAAGAAGATGTTAAAACCAAAAAGGTAAACAAATCAGTTGGTAATATTAAACAAGCAGTAAAAACTGAAGTAGAAACTAAACTCACAGGTGATTCACCAAAGGATTTATTTGATGAGTTGTTTGGAGAGAAAAAATGATAGTAGAAATAATACTTGGTTGTTTAGCAGTTACATTTGGATACACAACATTTAACCTTACAAGAAAAGTAGAGAGGTTAGAAGGTTGGGTTGAAGATTATGCTGCTAAAGTAATCATAACAAAAAATGTACTCGATGAATTAGATTCAGAGGGTAAGTTTGAAGCCGATGATGAAATCGGAACTGTGTTTCAAGGAATTAAAGAAACAATTACTGAATTAGAAACCATAACAAATCAGGAGATATAATGCCAAGAAAAGCAAAAAAAGGTTCAACAAGATATTACTTTACCGATTCAACAGAACAAGCGGTTATTCGTCATAATAAAGAAAAACGAGCTCATATGAGAGAACGAATTTATAATGAACATATTCGTACACCATTTGAAAAGTTGGCAGAAAACATTATTCACACATTTAAGTTTTATTACTTTGATGTTCCAAGTGAAGATGTGAAACACGAGGTTGTAAGTTTCTTATATATGAATATGCATAAGTTTACTGAGGGTAAAGGTAAGGCATTCTCTTACTTTAGTATTGTTGCTAAGAACTATTTGATTCTACATAACAACAATAACTACAAACGAATGAAACAACACGATGGTGAAGAAGTTACGGATTACAAACGAGACCCAATTACTGAAATGAGAAATACAGAATTTAATAGTGTTCAAGTAGAGTATTTAGAAACTCTTGCGGAATATTGGAAAAATAATTTAACCACAGTCTTTAAACGAAAGAAAGATTTAGATGTTGCAAATGCAGTTATTGAGTTGATTGATATGAGACATAATATCGAGAACTTTAACAAGAAGGCATTATACATCTTGATTCGTGAGATGACAGGTTCCAACACACAACACATTACTCGTGTTATCAATGTGATGAAGAAACATCACAATCAATTACATAAAAGATTTTTGGCTACTGGTTCAGTAGATACCAAATTTACTGGTAGTTGGTTCTAAAAAATGGCCCATTCGTCTATCGGTTAGGACATCAGGTTTTCATCCTGAAAAGAGGGGTTCGATTCCCCTATGGGCTTCAACAAAAAAGGGGAAATCAATTACGACTTCCCCTTTTCTATTTTTATCCGATTAGTACTATTTACGGAATAAACCCACTAACACCAACAAAGCGACTAATCCAGCAAATCCAGATTCGCCGAATGTGTTGATTATAGATGTTAGATTACCAATAACATTAACGCCGAAGATACCACTTCCAAAGATAACTTCAGAAATCGCACCTATGGCTACAAAAGATAAAAGAAGATGAGCTAAGTCATCTACATATCCTTTGACGAGTGTTATGATTTCCTTCATATGGTCTTTCTCCCGTTTATTTGTATTATGGCCGGATTTTCACCGACTCGTATAATAACTATGATATATATTGAATTTTTATGTTTAGTATATATTTATATACCTGAATTTTTTAACAATCTTATATTTATTATTGATTAATTACAGGTAAAATTATGGCGATAGATTTCGAAATATTCGAGGGTAAAACCTTATCAGATGTGTTCAAAGACATCTATGATAATTCCAAACGAAACAAAGAACAATTAGAAGTACTGATGAAAGAAGTAGTTGGATTTATTAAAGATGGTGATACCGCTGTGCAAATTATTCCTATGTTAAAAGAATACTTAGAAATAAATGTAAAGAATGATGAACAATTAGTTAAGTTGGCTACTATTGTACAGAGATTAGCACAAGCGAGTAAACAAGGTGATAGCGAAGGTGAATTCGGATTAACAGAAAAAGAAAAAGAACAATTAATGCAAAACATAACCGATACGGTTAATGAGTTACAAGACCATAGTGATAACATTTCAGCAAAGGTAAATTAATGTCATATACAAAGGAACAGCTATCTTCACTTGCAACAAGTAGAGGTAGGGATAACAAACTTCAAAGTTTGGATTCTGTATTTAAGGCAATTCGACAAGTAAGAGATAGAGTAGCTGCAGAGTTTTTTGAAATAGAAGCGTTCGAAGTATTAGAAGTTAATATAGACCCTGAAAAACCATCCTTTCCAAAAAAAGATGGAAAACCTGATTATGATATGTTAGGTTCGGTAAAGGGTAGATATCTTATTTCAGAATTTGAAGCTAACATAGATAGATGTAAAAACTTTAGACCACTAAATATGAATAACAATCAGTATCCTTTGGTTGGCGAAATATGTGCTGGTATAGAATTATTTGGACAAAGATTTTATTTTTCACCAACAAATCTTTTTGGAAATACTCATCAAAATACTAAACACGGAATAAGTGGTGGATTAAATAAAAATAGTTTAGTATCTAAAAAAGGATACACTACAGCACAAGATAGTTCAGGAAAAAAGACTGGATATTATTCTAATGATTTAACACCATATAAACCTTTACTACCTTTTGAAGGTGATACAATTTTTAATGGTAGATATGGGCAAGGTATTAGAATTGGTAGTGATAAGAAAAAGAACTCAAATATTCTTTTAAGTGTTGGACACGAGTTCAAAGAAAATGATGATTTTAAATTAGAGAGTCCAGATAATGATGGTGCGAGTATTTATGTTGTGAATCACAAATTAAGTGAAGAAGAAAAATTAAAATTTACACCAGGTAAAGAATCAAAAGTAGTTACTGAATTAGATTCTTTTAGTGAACCACAAATTTATATGGGTGCGAATAGAATTATTTTAAATACAAAACAAAAAGGTGATATTTATTTAAGTAGTAATAATAACATAGCAATTAGTTCAGTAAATAATGTTGTGATTGAGGATAGAAAAACACAAATAGGTTCAACAAGTGCTAATGAACCATTGGTGTTAGGAAATAAAAATGCAGATGCTTTAACGGAAATACATAAAGCGTTAAATGCAATTAATCAGGTATTAAGTGCTGGTTTAGTACAAACTGTACCATCAAATATACCTGTTGTGGTTGGTCCAGCTGGACAATCACCATTCCAAGAATCCACATCTGCGGCTGGTGAGTTAGGAAAGTTAATACCGAAAACTAAAAGTGAAGCACACTTTACTGAAAAAGGAACAAAATCATAGGAGTGAATAATGACTAAAAAAGACCTTGTAAAAATAATACAAGAAGTTGTGAGAAGAGAAGTACAAAAAGAGGTTAAGAAACTATTTATTAAGGAGAATAAATCGTCTCTAAAATCTCTTGCACCAAAACCCAAGAAAGTTACAAAACCAATTCAGAAAAAAGAACAAGTTCAATATACAGATAATTTAGAGTTGAATAAAGTTCTAAATGAAACAGTAGGTTTAAGTAAAGGTGATTCAGAGTTTGATGAATATCCAACAATGGGCGGTGGAGCATTTGATTCTTCAAGAGCTACCGAATTATTAGGATATGGTGATTCAATGAGAGCTGGTGGTGATAAAGAAACACAACGAAATATGATAGCCGCACAAACATTAAGAGAAAAGAATGTAAGTGTAAATGATGTACCTGAATCATTAGTGAATGCTTTATCAAGAGATTATAGTGATTTAATGAAACACGATAAATTCAAGAGTAAAAAATAATGGCTGAAAATGTAACCACAACAAATAATCCATCTGTAAGAACTATCAATGATGATAGTGATGCATTTTTTGGATTAACTTTACCACTTGAGTATAAAGGTGGTAGTGTTGGGTTCTTTCATAGAGCTTCTACACTTCTTGAACAAGCTAGAAGTAATATAAAAAATCTTCTACTTACAAGAAAAGGTGAAAGGGTTGCTCAGCCAAATTTTGGTACGGATTTATTTATAATATTATTTGAACAAATAGATGGTTCACAAGATATACCAGATAGAGTAGAACAAGCGATTAGAGAAGCTGTTGATTTCTGGTTACCATATGTTACAGTAGAAGCTGTGTTTACATCTTTTGAACCAGATTTAAATCAAGTAATAGTTGAACTAACATTTTCTGTGAATGTAAATGATGAAGAAGCAATTGATACAATCACATTTGAATTTAATGGAGTAGGATAATGCCAATAGATGTAGAATACGGAACAAATATAAAAAAAGAGAAAAAGAAAGTAAAGTATCTTGGTAGAGATTTTAGTTCAATAAGACAGAACCTTATTGAGTTTGCTAAATCATACTATCCAACAGCGTATAATGATTTTAATGAATCATCACCAGGTATGATGATGATTGAAATGGCTGCGTATGTTGGTGATGTATTATCATACTATGTTGATAATCAATATCGTGAAACTTTATTACACTCTGCAGAAGAAAAGAAAAACATTTTTAAGATTGCACAATCATTTGGATATAAACCAAAACTTAGTTCACCTGCGAGTGCAGTTTGTGATTTCAGTATAGAAGTTCCAGCTGTAATAGAGGGTGATACATATGTACCAGATACTAATTATGCACTTAGGGTAAATGCTGGTAGTATGTTTTCAAGTAGAAGTGGTAGAACATTTAGATTAAAAGATGATATTAATTTTAAATCCAAAACAGCTTTTGATGCTCGAGTAGATAGAATTAATAGATATTCTGGTGATACACCATCACATTTTAAATTAACAAAAAAAGGTATCGTTGAAAGTGGTAAAAGAAATACAGAAACATTTGTATTTGGTAGTGCTGTAAAATTTGATAAAGTACTTTTAAATAAACAAAATGTTATTGAAATTGTATCAGTAGTTGATGATGATGGAAACACTTGGTATGAAGTTCCTTTCTTGGCACAAGATACTGTATTTGTTGATGTAGAGAATAACTCTACTAACACACCTGATGTATCTGCACAATTAAGTTCAGCACCATTTATGTTAAAATTATTAAAAACATCAAATCGTTTCACTACATACGCTCGTAGTGATGGAAAAACAGAATTAAGATTTGGAGCAGGTATTAGTTCAAATGCTGATGAAGAGATTATACCTAATCCAGATAATGTTGGTAGTTCACTTGGTACAGGTTTATCTAAACTTGATGATTCCTTTGACCCAAGTAATTTCTTAAAGACAAAAGCTTTTGGACAAGCTCCAAGTAATATTTCATTGACTGTAACTTATACTTATGGTGGTGATATTAAAGATAATGTTGTTAGTGGAGAAATTTCAAGTGCTGATAATTTAACTCTTACTTTAAATGAAGAGGGATTAGATGCTACTGAAGTTCAGAATACAAAACAAGGTTTAAGTATCACAAATCCTGAACCTGCAACAGGTGGTTCTGAAGGTGAAACACCAGAACAAGTTAGACAAAATGCATTAGCATATTTTAATTCTCAGAATAGAGCAGTTACACGAGAAGATTATGTTACAAGAATATATTCATTACCACAAAAATATGGTGCAGTTGCAAAAGCTTACATTGTTCAAGATGAACAATTAGAATTAAATACAAAAACAATTATAAAAAATAATAAAATCAGTCTTAATAAAGGAACTCAAATTGTTCCTAATCCATTAGCATTGAATATGTATTTATTAGGATATAATTCAAACAAACAATTAGTAACTTTGAATGAAGCAGTTAAACAAAATCTGAAAGTTTATCTTTCACAATACAGAATGCTTACTGATGCTATAAATTTAAAAGATGGATATATTGTTAATGTATCTTGTAGATTTTCAATTGTTACACAAAGAGGATATAATAAAAATGAAGTATTGTTGAAATGTGTAGAAGCTGTAAAGAAACATTTCACTATTGATAATTGGCAAATTAATCAACCGATTGTATTAAGTGATATTGCTTATCAAATCTCATTAGTGGATGGTGTGGCAAGTGTAGTTCCACCTGAAGAAGATAATCCTAATAAAAATATTGTGGTTATAGAAAACAAATATAAAACCGCAGATGGATATAGTGGACATGTTTATGATATAACATCAGCTACAAAAGATGGTGTTATTTATCCATCATTAGACCCAAGTATATTCGAACTTAAATACCCGAATACAGATATTGAGGGTAGAGTAATAGGAGACATTTAATGCATTATTTTGAATATCCAATAACCGATACAACAATTTATGAGGGTAGTGTAACTTCATCAAGAAACACAGGTTTAGATGAAATACTTGAAGTTAATAAAATTGTAAATTCAACAGGTACGACAGTAAATGTTTCAAGAATATTAATGAAGTTTGATTATACTTATATTTCATCATCAATACAAAGTGGTATTATACCAAGTGATGCAAAGTATTATTTAAATTTATATGATGCTAAATCAGAAGAATTGGCAGTAGAACAAACTTTATTCGCTTATATTGTTAGTGGAAGTTGGAGTGGTGGTACGGGTAGATTAGATTCAGACCCTACCATTAGTGATGGAGCAAGTTGGAAGTATCGTGATAATGATACAACAAAAACTGCTTGGGTTGGTGATAGTACAACACAAGGTGGAACTTGGTACACATCAAGTTTAGGTGCAGAATATGAAGTTAGTTCATCATACAGTTTAGTTTATGAAACTGAAGATATAAGAATGGATATTACTGATTTGGTAAAGAATCATATCTATAGTGGTTCAACCTATCCAAACTATGGCTTCATTATTAAAAGAGAAAATTTACACACATCATCAAGTAGATTTAGTATCTATGACCCAACAACAGCGACTGGTTCTGCTGAGGGTAATGAAGACCAACTTGGAAATTTACAATTTTTCTCAAGAGAAACACATACAATCTTTCCACCAAAATTAGAAGTTGAGTGGGACGATAGTTCTTTCTCAACAGGAAGTTTAAGTGCCTTAAGTGCAGATGATTTAGATAGATTAAAAATTTATTTTAAAAATTTAAAACCAGAATATAAACAAAAATCAAAAGTAAAATTTAGATTTGTTGGTAGAGAGTTGTATCCAACAAGAGGCTTTGATACAACACCAGCAGCCCTAACAGTCAAATACTTACCAAGTGGTAGTAGAAGTTTAGGACAAGGTACATATTATTCTGTAAAGGATGCTGAAACAGAAGATGTGATAATACCTTTCAGTACAGGTTCTATTGTAAGTTGTGATTCCACAGGTAATTACTTTAACTTATGGATGGATGGGTTTCAACCTGAAAGATTTTATAGATTTGAAATTAAAGTAGTTAGTGGTAGTGGAGCTGATGAAACTTCAATGATATATGATGATGATTTTCAATTCAAAATAGTGAGATAATAAATGCCTTATAAACTAAATTCTAAAGAGGCTTTTAAATATGAAACATATAGAAACATATTTGAAGCAAATAGAGAAGAACAATTAAGATTAGCTGAAAAAGAATATAAAAGAATGCAAATCTCTGGTTCTACTCTTGATGCATCACCACATTTAAGAGATGAAGAGGGAGTATTATTATCATACGAAAGTCCAGATAATGAAGTAGATTCTATAAAAGAACCATATTCGAATGTAAGATTATTGATTAATCAAAAAGTTGGAACAGAAGATAGAGTTCTTAAATTTTTTGGTAATGATATACAATTTAATGATATATTTCCAAAAGAACCAGAACCTGTAGAACTAACAGCTGAAACGGACCCTGAACTACAAACTGAACTTGATACATATAGAGAACTAAATGCTCAATTAAGAGGAATCATAGGTAATGGTGGTGAATCAACATCAACAACAGAGTCTGTAGCGAATTCATCAGAAATTAAAAAACAAAACGCTCAAAAGAACTTATTAAGTAACTTGAAAAAGTTAGGTGGAAAAATGAGAAGACAACTTTCAAAAATATTTGGATTAAGATAATCAATGTTAAATTACGGATTAAAAGAAAAAGATAAAGTTCAATTAGAACATCCTAAATCAGTTTATACTGGTTGGGGTAGAGATTCTCGTGATTATTTAAAACTACTTATTTATAATTTAAATGATGAGAAAATAAATGAAATAGTTCTTCGTCCAGCAGATGTTGTATTCACTACTGATACCACAATAGATATTGATGTAGGTTCTCACATTAGGGAGTTAGGTTATCGTGAAGGTGAATTTAAATTTCAATATTTGTTTTTCAGATATATGGCTGGTAATGAAGATACAGTTTTTATAAATCAAAAAGGATTCATTAATGTTGGTAAAGTACAAACACGAGTTGTAAATGGTAAACCTAAATATTATACCGTAAAGGGTGGTAAAGCTAGATTACAAGATGAATTAGAAGTTAAAGAATTAAAATATGTTATAAAAGAAATATCACCTAATAGAGATGAAATAAAAGTTGATGTTCAAGATATTAGTAATTTAAAATATAGAAGAGATTTCGCCGCTATAAATAAAGATATAGTTTATACACCTAAAAAAATTAATCCAACGGATGGCGAAATAAGGTTTGATAAAAATGACCCAAATGTTTTAATATTTGAACCAGCTACTAAAGAAAGAGGATTTACAGATTCTATGGTGGGTGGACAAATAGTTATTCGTGGTATGTATGAATATTTAAAAGTGGAACCTGAAACAAAGGAACCAATACCTACACCAGACTTACCAACAGATGAAGATAATAAACCACAACCTATTAAACCATTTTTAGATATTATAGGTTACAAAGACCCTATAAAATCTTTATTTAAACCTAAAGAATTAATAAGACAAAATAGATACACTGCTTTAAGTTCGGCAGAAGAACAAGAAGCGTATGAAGAGTATAATAGAAGTGATACATATGGTAGTGTTTGTTTTGTTGGTGATACAAAAATAAAATTAAGTAACAATCGTACTATACCTATTCGTTTAATGAAACCAGGTATGAAAGTTAAAACTCAACAAGGGTACGCAAAAGTATTAAAAGTATTAAAAGATAATAAACCTTACGGAGATAAATTAGTAAGATTTGGTAAACTCATCACAACAGACCATCATCCAATTTATCATAAAGGTAAATGGTTTATGGCTAATGAAATTGGTGAAGAATTTTTATCAGAACCATTATCAGTTTGGAATTTATTATTAGATAAACATCACACAATATACGCTAATAATGTTGTTTGTGCTACAATGAATAAATGGAAATCCGATGATACTAAACATTGGAGTGAAAGATTTTTTGAATCAAGAAATAGATTTAAGATGTTACGACCTGCTGGACCAATACCTGGTGGTGGTTTAACAGGTGGTGGATTTGGTGAAGATGGATTTGAAAGTCAAGCTGATTTGGCATCAGAAGAGGGACTTGGATTAACTGTAGGTTCAGGTGTATCAGCATTTACACCAAATGAAATTATTGTAGAAGAACAATTAGAACCTGTAACAAGAGAATTTATTGATGATATATCAGAAAAAGATGATATAATAGATGACTTTCCACCAGACCCAAGTTTTCCAAGACCATTTCCTGATGAGGAAATAAAAAAATTACCTAAATCACCAACACCTGTACCAATAGATTATCACGCTAAAATTACAGAGGTATTGGATTACAATAGAGTTCGTGTAGATACTTCATATGAAGATGGTGCTGATGATGCTGGACATAGTGGAGAAGATAATTCAAGAAAAAGATTTTCTGATTGGTATGTAAACTTCAGAAAAGCTAAAGTAGGTAGATTAAACACTTATATGGTTAGTGATGAGGGATTACATTTATGTTTAAGTGTATTGGATTCACCAGATGTAATTGATACAGATGATGTGGATTTACGACCTCTTTCAGACCAAACTGCTAGATATTTTAAATTATATGAACCATTACCAGATTCATTAGAAAAAGGTGATTTGGTTTATTTTGCAGAAGAAAAAATGGAACCATATTCAGATGTAATTAGATTAATTCCATTTATTGATGATGATAGAGATGAGTTATTTCTTAGAGTTCCTAATGTAGAATCTATGGATAATCCAATTACCTTTAGAGGTACTAATTTTAAAAACAGAACGGATTTAATCGGTACTGATGATAGCACAAAAGAAAGTATTACAAACTCAGTTTTCTCAAGTAGTTTATTAGATGTACAAGTAAATGTAGATTATCAAAAAAGAACAGATAAATTTGGTGTTGATGTTACTGATTATGGATTTAGTAACTTTGTTAATTTTAGTTCAGCTAAACTTCGTTTAAAAAACTTTAAAAAGAAACTTGAATTAATAGAATTTTATACAAGTTCAAGTTCAGCGATTAATGATGTAACAGGTTCATCGGATACTAAGAGTGAGTTTGATTTAAATAAAAGAAGAATTATAAATTCATTTGACCCTTATGAAAATTTCTTATATACCGTTTCATCAAGTTACGCTTCAAGTTCAGTAGGTGAGTTTTATGATTCATCTTGGCCAAAATCAAACTCAACATCACCATATACATTAAACGCTGTTACAAGTTCTGAGGGTATTTCTTGGTATAATACTTGGATTAATTATGCGGAAGATTATGATAGAGGTAATCGTGATAGATTAGTGAATAATTTACCAACACATATTACTAATGATACACAAAATAAAGTATTTATAGATTTTATGGATATGATAGGTCATCAATTTGATGAAACTTGGACTTACTTAAAACACTTTACAGATGTAAATGAAAGAGTGAGTAAAGTTAGTGAGGGTATATCAAAAGATATTGTACAAGAAGTTGCTAAAAGTATGGGATTTGAAGTTATCAATGGTAATGATTTAATAATCTTACCTGAATATCTGTTAGGGAAAGATATAGATGGTGGAGCTTTATACGAATCACCACAAGAAACGGTAACGGAAGAAGTGTGGAAACGAATACTTGCTAACTTACCTTTCTTTATGAAAACAAAAGGAACAAAAAGAGCTATTAAAGGATTGTTAAATTGTTACGGAATACCAAGTTCCATATTACGAGTTCGTGAGTATGGTGGACCTGATAAAGGAACAGCTGTTGGATATGAAGTAAAAAGAAAATTCACATATGCTTTAGATTTTAAATCAAATGAATATCTAAGATTGCCGTGGAAAGATACTGCTGATAGTATTAAACCAGAAACAATAGAATTTAGATTTAGAAGTCCTGAATCTAAAAATCAAGTTATTGTTGAATCAGAAGATAAATGGGCAATAGAATTAACTGATAATGGTGAACCTGATGATAAAGGTAGATTACAATTTAGTGTTAGTGGAAGTGGTGCAACTGCATTTATAACATCTTCAGTATTACCATTTTATAATGATGATATGTGGAGTGTGATGTTAACCAGAAAATCAGCCAGTGGAGCTGATTTAACTGCAGATACTGCTACACAAAATATTACATATGAATTAACTACAAGACAATACGATTCAACAAGAGAAACAATTTTATATTCTGATTCATCAAGTATATCAACAAACACTTCTGCAATCAATACAGCATTTGCAGCAGATACAGATTTATATATTGGTGGACATAATGATAAATTCCACAATACAAGATTTAGTGGTTCATTAATGGAGTTCAGATTATGGAGTGAACCATTATCACAAAGTGTATTTGAGAATCATGTCCGAACACCAAAAGCATATAATGGAAACACATCATCATCAGCTTATGATAATTTAGAACTTAGATTAACCTTGAGTGATAATGTAAACTTAAATACTTCACCAAGTGCTAATGATAATAAATCAGGAAAGAATTTATATCACACGAGTGCGAGTGCACATAGTTTTAGTGGAAACTCTTACAGAAGTTTAGTTGATTTAGAACAATTAAAAGTTCCTGATATTGGTCCAAATAGAAGAAATGCAACTAAAATTAGAATTGAAAATACATCTTTGACTGGATTGTTATCACCAAATATAAGAAGAGAACAATCATCACAAGATTTAGCACCATTAGATAGTAATAAACTTGGTATTTATTTCTCACCTGTAGATGTTATTAATGAAGATATTATGTATTCAGTTGCAGATTTAAATATTGATGATGAGATTGGAGACCCAAGAGATTTATATGAACCTACATATAGAGGTTTGAGAAAAAAACAAAGAGAATATTTTAAAAAATATAGTGGAACAAATAATTTTTGGGATTATATGAGATTAATCGGTTTTTATGATGACAGTATATGGAGACAGATTGGTAAAATGGTTCCTGCTAGAGCAAATTCTACTTTAGGGTTATTGATAGAACCAAATATTTTAGAAAGAAGTAAACAAGTCGTTGGTAAGAAACCAGAAGTTAAAAATGTATATTATGAAAATGCTAATCATTTTGAATTTGGATTACAATTAAGTTCAAGAGAAACAAGTTCAATTGGACACCAACCATTTAGTTTTGAAGCAGAACTACCACAATATGAAACTGAGTTAGATTTAAATGGTAGTGATTTCGTAAGTGGTTCTACTGGTAAATTAGGATTACCAACATTAATTAGATTAAATGAAATAGACCATACGAGTCCGTATGGAAACTTTTATGCAACTGCGAGTATTACCTTTGGTGGTATTACTTCAGATTTTACAGACTCACTACAAGTATTTGTAAGTGGTTCAAGAATTAGTGAACATAATGAGATTGAAGTTCCATTTTACACAAGTTCACTTTCAGTATCAGAAGCAAATGGATATGGTGATTTTCCACAATATAAAAATAATGGAAATTATCAATATAGTAGTTCATTTGAACCAACAGATATTCAAAGTATGGCTTATGATGGAAATTTATTTAGAGCATTTGTTCAAGGAACTTTATTAACAAAAGATAACACTATAGATGGTAATGAACCAGTAGAGATAACTATAACTTCACCAGGTAAACTTGTAACACAGAATTCAGGTGAATCCAAACTAAAAGTTGATTAAAAGTTTGGTAGAGTTATATTTATATATGAACAATTATCATCTTAAGTTCAAATCAATAGGAGTAAAAAATGGGATTTTTAAATAATACAAGTATCACCGTAGATGCTGTATTAACCAAAAAAGGTCGAGAGTTATTAGCAAGAGGACAAGATGAGTTCAAAATCACAAAGTTCGCACTTGCAGATGACGAGGTTGATTACAGATTATGGGATACAGCTCATCCTAACGGAAGTAACTACTATGGGGCAGTAATTGAAAATATGCCTATATTAGAATCTTTCGTAGATGAGAATCAAATAATGAGATTTAAGTTAGTATCTTTACCAAAGAATACAGCGAAGTTACCTATATTAGAAATAGGTGCACCGAATGTAACTTTAACTGGTCCAGGTATTACACAAACTATTTCACCAAACACAAGAAATTCTGGTGGTGGCGAAAGTTATGCATTTACATTACACGATGCTACAATCGCAAATATAACACCAGTTGTATCTGTTAGAACAACACCAAAAGAAACACCAGCACAAAGAAGAAATAGACTTCGTAGAGCAAATCTAAGAAGAAGAGGAGCTGCTGGATTGGTGGATGGATTACCTTTAGGTGGCGGGCCGATACCAGGAGGAAATAATATAGTTTCTATATTTCCAGAACCTGAAATGGCACCACCAATGGAAGAGATTGAATTAATCGAAAACAATGTAGGTGCAACAACACCAGTATTTACAAATGAGGAAGAAAGAAAACGCTCTATCACAATAGAGGGTAAATCAATTAATCTTGTTTCTCGTTCTGTAACTACTGATTCTTCAACAAATTTAACCGTGACAGGTCTATCAACAGGAGCTTCATTTAATGTTGCAGTTACTGTTAAGGCAGACCCAAGTACATTATAAGGAGTAGAAGATGTCAGTATTTACAATATTCGATAGAGAAAACGATGTAGTTGAAAATCAACGAGTAAAGGTATCAAGTGGTATCTTTAGTGGTGGTACAGGTACTTTAACTTCGTTCTTCACTTCATCAGTACAAAACGCAACTGGTTCTTTTTTACACATATATCATCAAGATGTTAATGAGGCCGCAACAAGTGCTACAGCCGAAGTCCAATTTGATATTGGTTATGCCCATTTCTTCGGTAGTGGTTCAAGTGGTAATTCAAATAGTTCTAAACAAGGAACAGCTGGTAAAAGAGAAACTGCGGGTAATTATAGACAATTCGCAAATGTGTTATTACCACAAGGTACTGAGAAGTTTACTTTCACAAGTGCTCCAAGTGCTTCAAATGATTTTTACTTTGTATCATTTAACAGAGCTCGTATGAGAGAAAAGGTTGACCCAGGTAATTGGGAACTAAGACTTGGTAATTTTAAATTCATTGACGATAGTGGAGCAACTACTAATCCAACAACAAATGAAGGTGGTAGAGTGTTTAATATTGTTAGTGGTTCAATTGAAACAGGAACAGGAGTTATTAAAACAACCGCAACATCACAAACAGGTGGAGCAGTTGGTAGTTTTTATCCTGATTTAGGTATATTATTATTTAATGCATCTCAATTGGATTCTCATTTTGGATTAAGTACATCAAGAAGTTCAGATACTTTTGATAATAACGGTAGAAAATTCTTTAATTCAATAGTTGATGGAGAATACTTCCAAGCTCGTAGAGAAGAAGAAATTAGTTCTACTAATTATTTCTGTAGAGTAACTAATAAAAACTATAACTTTAGTGCTAACCCAACATTCTTCTCGGGTTCAGATGGTTCATTAACAAACTCAACATTCTTTAAAGACCCTAAAGTGTTTATTACACAAGTTGGTCTTTACAATGATGCAAATGAACTATTGGCTATCGCTAAGTTAAGTAAACCAATATTAAAATCATACTCAAGGGAAGCTATTATTAAGGTTAAACTTGACTTCTAAGGGAAAGTAAAATGTTAAAGAACATTGACCCAGCTGATAAGTCAATAAGACCATATAAAGCACATAAAAATTTCACTCTCACTAATAACGATAGTGGGAGTGGACATTTTGTTCTTCGTGCTATAAGTGGTTCTACATTTAATTTTGTTTCAAGTAGTGCGGCTTCTCAATCTTTAGGTAATTATATTGCCACTTCAAGTAAATTCGAATATGGAACATATTATGATATTCCAAATTACTTTATGGTTAAAAATGTTTATTATGAAAATGATGAACCATATC